CAGAAGAGAAAGACATTACATTAGAAGAGCTTGAAGACAGATGTACTGATGCTCTTAATGAATTAGCTGCTAAAGATGAAAAGGAGGTCAAATGATGATGATAGATATATCAATGGCATCATTGTTTTGCATATGCATTACAATAATTGCTATCCAATTCATTCGAAGATGGTTAAAATAATTACTACTTGTTAGCGCAGGTAGGAATAGTTAATGACGTGACAAATTACTCATGCAGTTAATAGACAGGTTAGTCCTAGGATATCCTCGATAACTTCTCAAGCAATGCCACAGACTCATTAACAGGAGCTGGATACTACGAACGAAAGTGGTTAGTAAACAGACTTTAATGTATGATAATACATCGGCTCAAGTTGCTCCTTCTAGTCTACTTGAGCTCTAGATTTTGATTTATAATAGCCCTCTATGCTAGAATCCAATGCTGTAAGCCTCAAGGGCAGGTCCCTTGGACGATGCAGAATCCAATGCTAGTAAGCAGGGCTATTGACATTATAGTAGCTAACTATAGCTATGGCAGTCCTGAGAAGTTAGCCTAAGTTTATTCCAGGAACTCTGGTGGTACCTATAAAAGATTTCAAGTACAAACTTGTTAGTCTTCGGAAAGTAGTTCCAGAGCACTACCATAGAATGAGAAAAAAGCTATATCGTTTAGAGAGCCAATAACTGGTCCTGTAAGTCTTGCATTTATTTGATGTAAGCAATGGAATATGTGAGGCTCTCTATCCAACTTTTTTTTTGAGTGGCAATCAGCCCCTTCTAAATTCGCACAATCCAACTAAACAAGGAGGTTATATGGAAAAGATAGTGTGGAGCATTGATGACCTACAGGTCGTAGTAAAACAGAAAGTAAGTGAGGAAGTTAAACAATGCACAATTAACTTTGAAGACAACTCAATTACATTTCACAGGCCTGTAGATATTGATGTTCTAAACCAAATAGTGTATAATTATGATGATATTAGTAGAAGAACATCACAGGGGATGGCCCCTGTAGATGATGATATTCCATTTTAACAAAGGAGGTATGTATGGAGTTCATAGGAGTAGCAGATTGTCATGGAATCGAATCTTTTATAAGAAGAAACGATGTAAGTGATGAAGAAATAGCTTTATTGCAATTAAGAGGTGCAGCTAATAAGCAACGACACGCTGTAGCTTACAAAGTAAGAATTGAAGAAGAGGAAAATATACAGCATATTTATACTCATTTGGATAATGAAAACTATGTAGGTGCATTAAGAGCATTAAAGAAATTCGCAGAATACCAAGATGTTAGTGATGAAGACTCTTGGAAGAAAATACCAAACCCTAAATTAGACCCTTATGGTTAAGGTCTGAAGAAACAGGAGAAAAAAGATGGCAAAAATAAGCGTACAACAACGTAAGTATTTCGTAAATAGGATAGAACAATCCATAAACGAAAAGATAAATGTCTTAAAACAACAACGAGCATCAGATGTGCAACAGCTATCTGAAGCAGAGTATAAAAGATATTTAAAGACTCTTAAATTAGACAAGACAATGAAAAGATATAAAGAGCTAAAAGAAGAGTTTGACTTATTAAGTGGTAGAATAACAGATGTATACGATGAATTATTAAAGTCAATAGGCAAGCAAAGATATGACAATAATGTTCCATCAGTGTACAATGGCTCATCATTTCAAGATATTGATAGAGGCTTTAGATATTTATGTAATCAAACAGCACAAAAACAAGAGACAGAGACAGAATCAGGTAGACTGATAAGAACTCTGGAAGAAAAGAAACGTAGTGCTTGTGATGTATTGCATGGTATCAACGAGTTAGATGAGCTAACAAGTGAAGTTAATACTATATTAAAAGGTGCAGATGTACCATTACTAGGGAGGTAAGTATGGGATTCGATGTACATGGGTTAAAACCACAAATGAATGTACCAATGGGTGAAATATATAAACAATATAACGCCTTAGACTACAGAGAAAGACAAGAAGCCTTTGATAAACAAGAAGGTCTTGAAAAACAATACTGGGATGAACATGATGAGTATGAATCAAAGAACTCAGGTGTTTATTTTAGGAACAATTGCTGGTGGTGGAGACCATTATGGAACTTTGTATGTGAAAACTGCAAAGGAATAATATCAGACGACCAAATGGAGTCAGGTAATTATAATGATGGTGTAGAAATAACCAGTCAACAAGCAAAAGAAATTGGTGAAACAATATCTATGCTTGACGAAGCAGGAGTTCTGGAAGAGTATGAATTAAAGTACGAAGCAGAACGAGCTCAAGCCGAGGAAAATAACAAAGGCAAGAAATGTGGAGATGAGGACTATAATTGGGCCTCAAGCTATCCATTTCATGCTGATAATGTTAGAAGATTCGGTGAATTTGCAAAACAAAGTGGAGGGTTTGAAATATGGTAAATCAAGCAACATTAATGGGTGTTCAGAGAGTCAATAGAGTAGACTTGAAGGACATAACATTACCAGAGAAAACCAAAACATACACACCACTTGCTCATCACGACTTAGTGGACTTTACACAAGAAATGACAGAAAAGTTATTAGGTAGTAATTGGTCACTAAGCAAAGAACACTATGGAACAGCTAGAGAAGGAAAACAGCTATTCGGATATCTCTCATACGAGAACAAGAATACTGTAGAGGATACTCATATGACTCTAGGCTTTAGAAATAGTTACGACAAATCAATGAGTGCTGGATTTGTTATAGGTGAAAGAGTGTTAGTATGTAGTAATTTGATGTTTGTAGGGGAAATCACTCGTATGCGAAAGCACACAGGTGAAGCTGGTAAAGCAATAAGACACCTACTATACGACATCATAGATGAAGCACAGGAAAAGCGTATAGATATAAAGCGTGAAATAGAAGATTTCAAAGCTTGTGGCATATCTAATACAGACGCTTATTCTTTGTTAGGTAGGTTATTTGGTCAGGATATATTAACACCAAGAAACTTACCAGTGGTTAAGAGAGAATGGTTAAAGCCATCTCACGACCATGGAGAAGAGACATTATGGTCATTCTATCAGTCTTGCACAGAAGCTTTGAAGGCAGCAAGCCCTCAAACTATCATGCAAAGACACACAGGATTACATACTGCTCTCAATGACTACAAATTCGAAAAAATAGGTGAATTTGCACAGTCATAAACACTTGATATATTGCTAAGTAGGTTGTATATTTATGAGCCTACTTAGCAGTATAAAACTTACTAAAAAACGAGGTAATAATGACAGACGAACAACAAGTCGAGAGGGACTCTTTTCCTCAAAATCAAGTTAAAGAAGAAATGCAATCTAATGATATAACTGAAGTAGTTAAAGCATTAGTAGGATTTAATGGAGATGTTGGAGCTGTAAAAGCAGAAGCTATCAATCCATTCTTTAACTCTAAATATGCTGACTTAAACAGTATATTTAAAGCAATAAGACCAGCTTTGGTTAAAAACAAGTTAGCAATTAGTCAAGGTAATCGATATTGCACCGAATCTAATGGCTTTTATGTGACAACAATGTTGATGCATGAATCAGGCCAATGGATTAAAACAGAAGTGCGAATGCCAATAGGAGGCAAGAAAGATGCCCACGCTGTTGGTGGAGCATGCACTTATGGAAGAAGATATGGCTTATCAG